GTTCTTTATAAAGGAGAGTGGGGGTGGGATAATTTAAAAAAAATTAATGAAAGTGCTTTACTTTATTCGGGGTCACCGAAGATTAGTAAGGTTCAAGGAAGTGTTCTGAGGACCAGAATGCTTCAATTGAATCGCTAACAAAATCCAAAGCTGTGAGTCGAGCTTGAATCTCGTGGAACGAGGGGAAATGGGTCACACTGATTTCGTGTGGATTTAAACCAAATGGGTCTTCACCTAAGGCGAGAGTCAGACCTGTAATGTCAGGTTCTGTGCCAAGAGAGAAGTAGTAGGAGTAGATGTCTTTACATACGTAGTAGACCTGTTTGTCGAAACCGCAACTTGCGTAAGCGATGCCGATTGCTGATGCCATAGTTTTGCCAGGAGTAGGTTTCCTTGCTTTAGTGTGGTACAGTTGGGCTAGTAGAGCTGTGGGGTCTCGGTGTGGGAGGCCGTTGTGGTTCACGTATGATAAAACTTCTGCACCATTGGGATGGTTAGAAATCTTTGATTTATCAATAGAAATAGTTGATCGGAAATAGTGATCAGCCTTAAGTTGCATTGAGACGAAAAAGTCTGCGTGCTGGTTAGGTTGGATCAGAATCAATAAGCGGATGAGGGAGTCATCGCCCATTAGTTTGATTAACATTTCTTTTGTGACCGGGATGTCCATCGAGCAGAGAATAGTGATGAGCATGACACAGTTGTAAAGGGAGTCGAAATACTGCGTGGGGTACAGTCCGGATGGTATACCAGCGTGTTTGCGTCTGACGAGTTTGCCGTCAGGCAGGAGGGTGGGTACGTTGGTGAAACAGTCAATAGTCCATTGCCATAAGCGTTGGAGCCGTTGAGCTTTAGTTTCGGACCAGTCGGTCTCAGTGTCAGGGTAGTCCGTGGTGGGGACGTATCCGCGTGAGAAGTCGAGGAATTTTCGAACGATAGAAAAGATGTCTTCTAGGACTGAGAATTGAGCAAATTTGTCAAAGCGTTTCCAGTCAATCATGAGGATTGAGGTTCGCATGTAATTATGCATCAACTCGTAATTGAGTCGCATCCAACCGCCGTTGAAGGTTTCGTAACCCCAGAGTAGTGGAGTTATGCCTTTGTGGCGCTTGTAAAAAGCGAAAAGAGGCCAGAGAAACATGATGTGTGCAATGATCCAGGGTTTGGGAACGCCAAATATGGAGCGTGCTTTTGGGGGAGATGTGGAGGTAACGAGCGCTGTTTTGATGTGCAATATCATAAAATAATAATGACGATGAGCGGGTTCAGTTCCTTCTTTTATCTCATGGTGCCATCGTCGAGTGTAGTCGAAAATGATGGGTTTCATGTTGCCGGTGGAGGCTTTAGTTTCGGGAGGGAGAAGATCGAGAAAATACTTGTCAGTTGAGAAGGGGGCTTCTGCGTTGGGTTTGTTCTTCATGGGGTAGTGGTGTTGAACATCTGAGATGTGAACAGGGCGTACTGGTTTGGGAGGAGCAAACATAGACGAGGTAAATTCGAGGGATTTCATGTAGTGGTCGTCCTTGGGGATGACATGTCTAGGTACGTTGCCAGAGAGGAAGTCTTTGAGGATGAGGTCTTCAGTAACTTCGTGACGTATGTATCTGTGGAGGACAGTGTCAATCTGTTGAGGGTAACAATATCGACGGAGTGCGTGTTCGACAACTGATTTGTGTTTAGTCGTGGAAAATGGGTCCGAGGTTGGGATATTGGGACGAAACGATGAAATTCGTTCTGTAATGAAGTTCAGATCGGAGGAATGTCCAAGGGAGAGTGGGTCTGCGTTGGATTCGATATGATTCATTTTGAGGTAGTAAAAATCGGTCAAGTGGAAGAGGAGTAGCCTTTTATTGGGGAGGGCTTAAACGATATGAGTTCTGATTTGATTTCGGTCAGTGATCTCTTTCTTGCG